TCAATAGCCGCGCCAACGCATGCAGCAGCCGAAGTACAGCGCTGAAGACGAACAGACCCTGATGGCCCGGCTGTGGAGCCCGGCGGTCAAGGACGACCCCGAGGCGTTTGTGATGCTGGCGTTTCCGTGGGGCGAGGCGAACACGCCGCTGGCGCACTACAAGGGGCCGCGAGCGTGGCAACGGCAGGTGCTGCGCGACCTGAAGGAGCACATCAAGTCGAACAACGGCAAGGTGGATTTCAGCGTGTTTCGGATGGCCGTGGCGTCAGGGCGCGGGATCGGCAAGTCGGCCCTAGTCAGTTGGCTGGTGCTGTGGATGATCACGACGCGCATCGGAGCGAGCGTGATCGTGAGCGCCAACAGCGAAGCGCAGTTGCGTAGCGTCACTTGGGCCGAGATCACGAAGTGGTTGGCGATGCTGATCAACAGCCACTGGTACGAGATCAGCGCGACGAGGGTGACGCCGGCCAAGTGGTTGACGGACCTGGTGGAGCGCGACCTGCGCAAAGGCACGCGGTACTGGGGCGCGGAGGGGCGGCTGTGGTCGGAGGAGAACCCGGACAGCTACGCCGGTCTGCACAACAGCGACGGCGTGCTGCTGGTGTTCGATGAGGCCAGCGGCATACCGGACACGATCTGGGACGTGGCGCAGGGTTTCTTCACTGAGAACACGCCGCATCGGTTCTGGACGGCGTTCAGCAACCCTCGGCGCAACAGCGGGTACTTTTACGAGTGCTTCAACGCCAAGCGGGACTTCTGGCGCACTCGCAACATCGACTCGCGCACGGTGGAGGACACCGACAAGGCGGTGTACGAGCAGATCATTGCGGAGTACGGCGAAGACAGCCCGCAGGCCCGGATCGAGGTCTACGGGGAGTTCCCAAGCTCGGGTGACGACCAGTTCATCAGCCCGCGCATGGTGGACGAGGCCATGCGGCGGCCACGCTACAAGAACCCTGACGCGCCTATCGTGTTGGGAGTGGACCCGGCGCGCAGCGGCGCGGACGCAACGGTGATCGTGGCCAGGCAGGGCCGCGACCTGCTGGCCGTGCGGCGCTACCGGGGCGACGACACGATGACGGTGGTGGGGCACGTCATCGAGGCGATAGAAGAGTTCAAGCCAGCGCTGACGGTGCTGGACGAGGGAGGTCTCGGCTACGGGATACTTGACCGGCTGACCGAGCAACGGTATAAGGTGCGCGGGGTGAACTTTGGCTGGAAGGCCAAGAACACCATCATGTGGGGCAACAAGCGCGCGGAGATGTGGGGCGCGATGCGCGAGTGGATCAAGTCAGGGTCCATGCCCAACGACCGGCAGCTCAAAGCGGACCTGACAGGCCCCAAGACCAAGCCCGACAGCAGCGGCACGATCTTTCTGGAGTCGAAGAAGGACATGAAAGCACGCGGATTGGCCTCTCCTGACGCCGCAGACGCGCTGGCGGTCACGTTCGCCTATCCGCTGGCCAGTCGCGAGTATGTCGAACGCGCGCGCACGATTACAATGCGCGACAGAGGCCAGATGTCGGCCAGCTGGATGGGGGCGTAATGGCTACGAATGCGCTGGCGCCGAGACCGAAGAACGCACTGACGCGCCAAACAGACCCAATGCAGGCGCTGCTGCGCCAGTCTGCCGAGTACCCGCAGTACGGCGAACTGGTGGACTACCTGTCTGCGCGGCGCATGATGCCACCCATCTCTATGGGTGGTACGTCTGGCGGCGTTTTCGAAGTCAACTCGTTCTTCGGAAACACACTGCCAAAGACTGGCGTTGTCAAAGTCAGTTACGGCGCTCGCCCAAGTACCGTTGTGCATGAGTTGACGCACGCAGCAGACAGGCAAATCAGTTCGCAGTACTACGAACTCAAGAACAAACGCGGTGATTTGACGCCCGCAGAGCAACAATTCATGCAGGCGTATGAAAAGTTGTCGTACGACCAGTTTGGCCGCGACAAAGCGTTTCCGCGCAAAACGTTGGCTGAAAAACTGAACCCCGAGTGGGCTAAAAAGCAAGACGAGTACCGCGCAACCAACGTAGAACTGCCGGCGTGGGCTATGGGGTCTACCGTAGACCCGTCTGAGTCTCGCGAGTACAGCGCTCCGCTGCATTTAGACCCTACACTGGCCACCGAGTTTTCCATGTTGCTCGATATGGCGCGCAAGCTGCAAAAGTCGCAACCTGTGACGGACAAGAGGTAAGATCATGGCTACAAAACCCGGTCTCTACGCAAACATCCACGCTAAGCGTGAGCGAATTGCTGCCGGCAGCGGCGAAAAGATGCGCAAACCGGGCTCGCCGGGTGCCCCGACAGCCAAAGCCTTCAAAGAGTCGGCCAAGACGGCGAAAAAGAAGTGAGACCTACTCGGTAAACCCGTGCGGCGTGTGCTTCTTATGCTCAAGCGAATGGCAATTTGGGCACAAAACTTCGAGGTTGCTGGGGTCGTTGTTTTTGCGATTTCGGTCTTTGTGATGCACACCAAGAATTTCTGGGTGTTCGTCATACCCGCATCGCTCGCACGCCTTAATCAAGTCGCGCCGAGCCATCGTTTTTCTCACCGTAGTAAATGTTGGCTTCCACAATTCTTTTGCGGCTTTATTGACGCACTTTTTGGAACAGTACTTACGTTTGTGCGACGGGGCATCCAAAAACTGCACTTTGCAATGGGCGCAGGTGTACTGAACAGTGCCTTTTTGAGACATTGCTTTGTGGTAGCACGTCGGCGAACAGTACTTAGCCTTGTTAGCCCGACTGGCGATGTGCGTAAAGTTTGTGGAGCAGACTGCGCATGTTGACTCTACTTGCTGCCTGGAGTCCAATGCCATGCAGCTACGGCTGCAAAACATTGCCGTGTCTTTGCGGTACTCAGGCACAAAAAACGCTGTGCTACAGTGTTTGCAATGTTTTTCGTAACGAACGCGGGAACGGGTCATGCCTTTAGTCAAGTCGGCCTCCAAAGAAGCGTTTAGAAAAAACGTGGCTGCGGAAGCCAAGTCTAAACCAATTCGGCAGGCAGTTGCAATAGCCTATAGCGTTCAACGCGAGGCTGCAAAAAAGTCTGCGCCAAAGGGCAAGAAGTAACATGGCTGACTACACCGGCATCACTGCGGCTGCTGCCGTGGCCAACGGCGGCGGCGCCAAAAACAAATCTGACGCAGACGTTCTCACTACCGCCCGCCAGCGGCTGAATCAGGCCATTTCTGCCTACAGCGAGAGCCGGGAAGACGAAATCGACGACCTGCGGTTCTTTGCCGGCAGCCCGGACAACCACTGGCAATGGCCAGCGGACGTTCTGGCCACCCGTGGTGCGGTGCAAGGGCAGACGATCAATGCCAGGCCTTGCCTGACCATCAACAAGCTGCCGCAGCACGTCCGGCAGGTCACCAACGACCAGCGGCAGAACCGCCCCAGCGGCAAGGTGATCCCTGCTGACGACAAGGCCGACGTCGAGGTTGCGGAGATCTTCGACGGCGTGGTGCGGCACATCGAGTACATCAGCGACGCTGACGTCGCCTACGACACCGCCTGCGAGAACCAAGTGTCGTTTGGTGAGGGTTACATTCGCCTGCTGACCGAGTATTGCGACGACGACACGTTCAATCAGGACATCAAGATTGGACGGGTGCGCAACTCGTTCTCGGTCTACATGGACCCGTTGATCCAAGACCCGTGCGGCTCGGACGCCAAGTGGTGTTTCATCACCGAGGACATCACCCGCGAAGAGTACCACCGGCTGTACCCCAACGCCTCACCGGCCAACACGCTGATGAGCCTGGGTGTGGGCGACCAGTCGATCAGCCAGTGGTTGAACGAGAACACGGTTCGCATCGCCGAGTATTTCTACGTCGATTACGACCGCGCCACGCTGAACCTGTATCCGGGCAACCAGACGGCGTTTGCCGGCACGCCCGAGGACAAGCAGCTCAAGGCAATGTTCGGCAAACCGCTGCGCTCGCGCCAGGCTGACCGCAAGAAGATCAAGTGGTGCAAGATCAACGGCTACGAGATTCTTGAGGAGCAGGAGTGGGCCGGCAAGTACATCCCCGTGGTGCGGGTGGTCGGCAACGAATACGAGGTTGACGGTCGGCTGTACGTTTCCGGGCTGGTGCGCAACGCCAAGGACGCCCAGCGGATGTACAACTACTGGACGAGCCAAGAGGCCGAGATGCTGGCGCTGGCTCCGAAGGCACCGTTCATCGGCTACGGCGGTCAGTTTGAAGGGTATGAGATGCAGTGGAAGACTGCCAATACCCAGAACTGGCCGTACCTTGAGGTCAACCCTGACGTGACTGACGGTTCGGGCAGCGTGCTGCCCCTGCCGCAACGTGCCATGCCGCCGATGGCCCAGACGGGCCTGATTCAGGCCAAGATGGGGGCCGCAGAGGACATCAAGGGCACCACAGGCCAGTACAACGCCTCGTTGGGCCTAGAGGGCAACGAGCGCTCAGGCAAGGCTATTCTGGCCCGCCAGCGCGAGGGCGACACCGGGACGTACCACTATGTTGATAATCTGGCTCGGGCTGTGCGTCATGTTACTCGCCAACTGGTGGATCTGATCCCCAAGATCTACGACACCGAGCGAATTGCCCGCATCATTGGCGAAGACGGCGAGTCGAGCATGGTGAAGATGAACCCCATGCAGCCAGAGCCGGTGCGCAAGATCGTCAACGAGCAAGGCATCGTGATCGACAAGATCTACAACCCCAGCGTCGGCAAGTACGACGTGGTAGTTGTGACGGGTCCGGGTTACGCGACCAAGCGCCAAGAGGCGCTGGAGGCGATGGCGCAACTGCTGCAGACCAACCCGCAACTGTGGGCCGTGGCCGGCGACCTGTTCGTCAAGAACATGGACTGGCCTGGCGCTCAGGAGCTCGCCAAGCGGTTTGCCAAGACCATTGACCCGAAGATCATCGGCGACGCGGACGAAGACCCAGCGCTGCAGGCGGCCAACCAGCAGATGCAGGCGATGGCGCAGGAGATGGAGCAGATGTACAAGATGCTCCAGAGCGTCAACCAGTCGATGGAAGCCCGCGCGCTGGAGATCGACGAGTTCAAAGCCAAGACGGACGCTGACATCAAAGCGTATGACGCCGAGACCAAGCGTCTGCAAGCTGTGGCGGCGGGCATGCAGCCCGAGCAGGTGCAGGAGGTCGTGATGCAGACGCTGCGCGACGTGCTGACTGCGGGCGATCTGGTGCAGCCGATGGAGGCCCGCGAGGTGCCTGATATGATGCAACAAGCGCCTGAAATGCCAATGGAAGGGCAAATGCAATGAGTTGCGCTGATTTCGTAGGCACGCTGTTCTTGGCCCGTGATGTGGCCCACAGCGTGCATCTGAACACTCGGTCGTTTGCCAAGCATTCAGCGCTCAACGAGTTCTACGACGCCATCGTGGACTTGGCCGACAAGTTTGCCGAGGCGTACCAAGGTAGACATGGGTTGATCGGCCCGATCACCTTGATGAGCGCCAAGAAAACGGGCAACATTGTCGAGTTCCTTGAGGACTCGCTGTCCGAAGTCGAAAAGATGCGCTACGAGTGTTGCAAGAAAGACGACACGCCGTTGCAAAACATCATCGACGAGATCGTTGGGCAGTACCTGTCCACGTTGTACAAACTCAAGTTCCTCGCGTAAGGACACATCATGGGACTGAAATCCACCACTGTTTGCCTGGGCTACCAGCAGATCACTTCCTTGTCTGCGGCCACGGCACTGACGGTGCCCGATGGTGCCACGCTGGCAGTCATCATTCCCGAGTCCCAGGCTGTGCGCTGGCGCGATGATGGTGTCAACCCCACCAGCGCGGTCGGCATGCCGGTGGCCATCGGGACGGTGCTGAGCTACGATGGCGATCTGAAGCGCATCCGGTTCATTGAGCAGGCCGCCAGCGCCAAGCTGAACGTGAGCTATTACGCATGATCACCGTTCGCACCTCACCGGCCTACGTCAACCGAGTCCGTCAGGATTGGACGGCCAATGGTGGGGTGTACGGCGATGGCGGCATTTCTGCGGTGGTGCCAGCAAACGATCCGTTTGCGCAGCTTGGTCCGACGCTTGACCTGGTGTTCGCAGGCGTTTCCAACGACTTGCTGAATCCGACCAGCTACACGCTGACAACTGACTTCATTACGCCTCAGTATCAAGTTGGTGCTCAATACAGCGTTTGGGACAACGGCCTGGTGCAGAAGAACTTTGCCGACATCGTGACGTTCACCCGGGCGTCCACGGCGACCTACTTCAACTCTGCGGGCACGCTGACCACTGCTGCGACCGACGAGCCTCGGTTTGACTACAACCCCAGCACGCTGGCGGCTCAGGGCTTGTTGATTGAGGAGTCCCGCACCAACAGCATTCGCAACAATACGATGGTTGGGGCGGTAGCGGGAACGCCTGGGACATTGCCGACGAATTGGAGTGTTGGCGGAACAACGACCGGGCTTACAAGGGAAATTGTCGGCACAGGCACAGAAAACGGCATCACTTACATAGACATAAGGTTTAGCGGAACCGCTGGCGCTGCTCTTAACCCTAACATTATTTTTGAAGCAAGCAACTCAATAGCCGCATTAAATGGGCAAACTTGGACTAGCTCTTTTTATTTGTCATTGGTCGGCGGATCTCTGACCAACGTTACAAACATCATCCCAGTAGTCTCAATGTTTAACAGCACACCGGCGCTGATTGGGACACTTGCCGGGTCTGCAATTACTCCGACAAACGCTGCGCTAAGAACCCAGAGAAATAGTTTTGCAACCACACTCAATCAAGCGGCGACAGCGTTTGCTTATTCGCAGATACAGTTTAATGTTGCTAATGGCGCAGCCATCGACATTACCCTCCGCATCGGCCTGCCCCAGCTAGAGCAGGGCGCCTTCGCAACGAGCGTGATCCCCACCACCACCACAGCCCTCACGCGCTCTGCTGATGTGGCGTCGGTGAATACGTTGTCGCCTTGGTATAACAGTGTGGCTGGGACGCTGTATGCGGAGTGGGTTGCGCGTCTTGGTGTGGATCAACAGCCATTTGGTCTTGTAAATGTAGCGGATGGCGTCCGCATCCGTAAAAACGCAGCCAACAATTACGGTTTTGTTGTGCGTGAACCAACTGTTAGAGATTTAGCCCTTGTTCCATCCCCGGCGCTTACTGAAGGACAAATAATAAAGGTTGCTGGCGCATATGCAGCAAATGACATTGCATTGTCAGGTGGAGGTCAATCGCCTGTTGCCGGGCCTACCTATTCTGTTGTGACTGCAACAACTGCTTTTATTGGAGGCAGCGTCTCTACTGGCGCACCATATGTCAATGGTCACCTCCGCCGCATCACCTACTACCCTCGCAGGCTCAGCAACGCTGATCTCCAAACGATCACTGCTTGACGGGAAAACATCATGGCACTCGTCACTAAGAACTTCAGCGACATCATCACCTTCACCCGTGCCAGCACGGCCACGTTCTTCAACTCTGCTGGTGTGCTGACCAGCGCAGCAATCAACGCTCCTCGGTTCGATTACAACCCTTCGACTCTGGTAGCTCAGGGGCTGCTGATTGAGGAGTCGAGGACGAATAGCATCCGCAACAACACGATGGTTGGAGCGGTGGCTGGAAGTCCGGGAACGGTTCCGACAAATTGGGCTGTAACCAGCACAGGAGGTGTCTTCACCCGCACTATTGTTGGAACTGGAACAGAAAATGGCGTGACGTACTTTGAGGTACGTTTTCAGGCTTCAGGTGCAGGCACTGCCGCAGTTCAGTTTGATCAAGGCAACGTGATTGCGGCAACAGTTGGTCAAAACTGGTCCTCAACAAGCTATGTGAAACTTGTTGGTGGATCGTATACAAACATAACTGATACTCGAATAATAGTTGTAGAAAACGACTCCGGGGGTAGCTTTTTATCCGCTGGAATTACTTCTTTCACCGCAACTGGATCTGCTCTTTCTACGCAAAGAGTTACACATTCCAGAACATTGGCTAGTGCGACAACCGCTTTCGTTGTTTCAGCGATTCAAATTCTTTTCTCCGGTGCTGGTGACATCACCCTCCGCATCGGCCTTCCCCAGCTAGAGCAGGGCGCGTTTGCCACCTCCGTCATCCCCACCACCACCACCGCGCTGACCCGTGCAGCCGATGTGGCTTCAGTGAATACGCTGAGTCCTTGGTACAACAGTGTGGAAGGGGCGTTGTATGCGGAGTTTGCGGTAAATGGATATTCATCGGCAGCGTTCCCATTCATTGCGCAACTTGGCGTAACTGGAATTGGCAATCGTGGACAAGCAATTGTCCTGAATGGACCGTCAAATAACACGGCTTTCAATATCTTTGACGACACTGCTACTTATCAAGGTGTCCCAGGAAGCGGACCTTCAACGCTAAACACCACGATAAAGATAGCAGGCTCGTATAAAACAAACGATTCAGCGGCGTCCTTCAACGGCAGTTCTCCGACCACGGACACATCTGTAATTCTTGCGACAGGTATCAACCGATTGGGTCTTGGGCAAAGCGCTTTGTTGGGTGGGCACCTCAACGGCTATCTCCGCCGCATCACCTACTACCCACGCCGCCTGAGCAATGCCGAGTTGCAGGCCCTGACGGTATGACCGCCATGTTCGTAGTAGTCAGTTCTATAGACCGTTTTGATCACCGTGCCGCAGAGCTTGTGGGCGTGTTTTCAAACCGTGAGGCAGCGTGGGATTGTGCGGATATGTGGGCCGGGGTGGTTTACGAGATAGCCCCAACGGACATCGCTGACACCTATGACCACGCCAAGTTTGTTGAGCGCAAGCCCATTTTTCGGCCATGACCTACGACCCCTTCGACCCATTCAACCAACTGGTCGCGGAAACTGACCCAGCAGTGCTGACGGCGGGCCATGAGTGGGTCAAGCAACAGTTTTACGAGGACGACACCATGTACTTTGACATGTTTCTGAAATTCGCTGACGAAGCCGAGGCCAACGAGGTGCTGTTCACCGAGCAGACCAACGTGCAGGGCGATGTGGTCGAGACGGTGCTGGTGCCCAAGTACGCGGCGCTGGATGTCGTTGGCGTGATCTACAAGCCCACAGGCAAGACGCTGAAAACGGCTGAAGGCCCGGTGCCTGAGATGAAACCCTTACCCGGCTGGCATGTCAACGTGCGCCACACCGACGAGGCTCCCGAGTTGGACGCCTACAAGGTCGAGGTCAAGACTCCCAGCAGGGCGTGGGCGTGATATGGCTAAGTCACCTGCTTGGCAGAGGGCTGAAGGTAAATCAGACGCGGGGGGCCTCAATGCCAAAGGCCGTGCCAGCTACAACAAAGCCAACCCCGGCAAGCCTGGGCTAAAGCCACCAGCGCCAAACCCCAAGACAGAGAAGGACGCGGCTCGTCGCAAGTCTTTTTGTGCAAGGTCTGCCGGTCAAGCTAAGATGTTTCCTGAAGCTGCCAAAGACCCAGAAAGCCGCCTACGCAAAGCGAGAAAAGCATGGAACTGCTGACTGAACGCTGGGCTCCGGTGCGGGGCTACGAAGGCATGTACGAGGTGAGCGACTGCGGGCGCATGAAGTCTGTGCAGCGTTTTCGCCGAGGCAAATCTGGATGCCTTGTGCCGGTTCCGGAACTCATCATGGCGCTTACACCAAAAAAGCGCAGCGCAAGTGGCAGGCAACTTCCTTACGTAGAAGTCCGGCTGCGGGACGGTTCTCCAAGGGATGTACGTTGCAAAGCATTTCTTGTCCACCGGCTGGTTGCTCAGGCGTTTGTTGGTGAGTTGTTTGAAGGTTGTCATGTAGATCACATTGACGGCGATCACCAAAATAATCACTGGACAAATTTACGCATTTTGTCCGCCAGAGAACACGGTCTGTTGCATCCATGTATTACAAATAAAGCCAAGCATGAAGCTATGCAAGCCGCAGCTCAAGCTAAGGTAAAGGCCATGCGTCACGCTGGTGAAATTGTTGGGCGTTATCGGGCAAAACCTGAGGTAGTTGAGTGATTTATGGAAGCGACAATACTCTGGAACCTCGTCCTGACCATCCTGATTGGTGCAGTAGCGTTCTTCATGTCAGCCAAGTTCAAGGAGCTTGACCGCATCTCCATCCTGCTCAACCGCACGCGGGAAGAGATTGCCCGTGACCACATCACGCGGTCTGAGTTCCGGGCGGATATGAAAGAGTTGCTGGAGCGCTTTGACAGGATTGAAGCCAAGCTAGATACTATGCGGAGCAAGCAAATTGCCCCTTAAGTCCGATGCTCAGCGGCGTCTGATGTATGCCGCGTTGAAAGATCCCAAGGGCACAGGCATCCCCCGTAGCGTTGCCGAGAAGTTTGTTGGTCCCAAAGCACATGCCGAAGGAGGCATCATGAAAGAATCGAAGAAGATGGTTGGCAAGGAACTGGCCTTCATGAAGAAAAAGGGCGCTCCGAAGTCCATGATCAAGCACGAGATGGCAGAAGCCAAAGGCAAGGGCTACGCCCGTGGCGGCGGCATTGAGTCCAAGGGCAAGACCAAGGGCAAGATGATCAAGATGATGGATGGAGGGAAGTGCTGATGAACGCCGCAGAAGTCAAGCGCGAAACGGACTCCCTTGCCAAGCGCTATCCCAAAAAGGGTATTGATGGCACCATCCCGGCTGAGATCCGCGATCAGTTGATGGAGCGCCGCCGTGAGAAGATGTCTCCGATGGCTAAGGGCGGCACGGCCAAGGGCTATGCTGGCGGCGGTGTGACCCGCGCTGATGGCTGCGTCTCCAAGGGCCATACCAAAGGCAAGATGGTGTAACTATGCGACCTTCACGCGGCATGGGCGCTATCCGCCCGGAGTTGAAAAAGCGCCGGGACAACACCGACTTTTTGGAAGGTGGCAAGCGCCATGCCCGCAGGGACAACACCGATTTTGTCGAGTACGCCGAGGGCGGAGAAGTTGGCCTCTATGCCAATATTAACGCCAAGCGTAAGCGGATTGCCGCTGGATCGGGTGAGAAGATGCGCAAGCCGGGTTCTCCCGGCGCTCCTACTGCCCAAGCCTTCAAGCGTTCCGCGCTGACAGCGAAGTGATTGACACCATGCAATATTGCCAGTATCATACCCGGACCGAAGTTCAAAAGGGTCTGGCATGTACGGGGTCATCTACAAGGTAACGAACACCGTGAATGGGCACATCTACATTGGGCAGACAAAGACAGCGTTAGCCAGTCGCTGGTCTAAGCACTGCTCTGATGCTCGTGCTGGTGCGGGGTGGATTTTGGCGTCAGCTATCCGCAAGTATGGCAAAGAAGCGTTTACGCTTAGTGTTTTAGAAAAGTGCGCTGGCAAGGATGCATTGAATGCGGCTGAGATTGCGTGGATCTTAAAACTGCAACCTGTGTACAACGTTTGTGGTGGTGGCGGCGTTTTGGGGGCTCACTCTGCGGAAACAAAAGCAAAAATTTCATTGCGTCTAAAAGGTAAGCCGTTTGCTGAGTCGCACAAGCAAAACATCGCTAGAGGCATAACCGGCAGAAAAGTTTCAAAAGCTACCCGTGAAAAATTACGGGCTACTTTCCAGGGTCGGTGTCTTCGCAAAAAACCTGTTACACAGGAAGAGCGCGAGTTTTTGGCTGAACGTAATCGTGCAAGACGTATACATCCTGTGCGGACAGACTTGTTAGAGTTGTATGCGGCTCATGGAGCGACATCACGCAAAGAAAAAATGTCTTTAGCCGCTAAACATGGGTTTGAATCTGGTACAAGGCAAAGGCCTGCCGGGGAACTTAATCCTATGTACGGCAAAGAAAAGCCAGAGGAAATTAAACGCTTGCTTTCGAAAAAAATGGCTGGTGAGAGCAACCCATACTTTGGTAAAAAACATTCCGAAGAAACTCTCGCAAAAATGCGGGCTGCACATGCGGCTCGTCCTCCTGTAACGTGTCCGCACTGTGGAAAAGAAGGCCAACTAAATAACATGAAGCGTTGGCACTTTGACAATTGCAGGAGCAAAGCATGACCACATCCGGTGTAGCAGTCTGGAATCCAGACTTAAACGAAATTGCCGAAGAAGCGTGGGAGCGCAATTCTTCGGAGTTGCGCACAGGATATGACTTGCGCACAACACGGCGGTCCTTGTCAATTTTGCTGGCGGGCTGGTCCAATTTGGGCATAAATCTTTGGACAATAGATTCTGGGACCATCAATCTTGTCCAAGGCACAAATACTTACAACCTTCCGGATGACACTGTTGACCTTATTGAGCATGTCATAAGAACAGGTGCTGGGAATGTTTCCACGCAAGTTGACTTGACAATTACACGCATTAGTGTTTCAACGTACTCCAGCATCCCCAATAAACTGCAACAAGCGCGGCCTATCCAAGTGTGGGTAAACAGGCAAACGCCAACGCCGCAAATTACAATTTGGCCTACACCTGATGGCTCACAACAATATCAGTTTGTGTACTGGCGGCTAAGGCGTCTTCAAGATCCAGGCGCAGGCGGAACGTACACTCAAGATATTCCGTTTCGCTTTATACCGCCACTCATTTCTGGCCTTGCTTACTACCTTTCAATGAAGATTCCTGGGGCTGCGGACCGCATGCCAATGTTGAAAGCGCAGTACGATCAAGACTTAGAATTAGCTATGGGCGAGGACCGTGAGAAAGCGGCGGTGCGGTTTGTGCCTCGGCAGATGTTTATCAGTTAATTAGCCAGTTTATCGTCGCAGGATAAACTCCCTAAACTATGTCAAACCGCTTTGCAAACGGTGCTAAGGCCTTCGGGTTCTGCGATCTTTGTGGTTTTCGTTTTACCCTAAAGAAGCTCAAGAACCTGACGGTCAAGACCAAGCAAACTGCGATCAAAGCGTGTCCTCAATGTTGGACGCCAGATCAGCCGCAGTTGCAGCTTGGCATGTACCCAGTCTCGGACCCCCAGGCCATACGAGATCCGCGTCCAGATACGAACACTTGGTACTCTTCCGGCGTGACAGCTACGGGCTCGTTTGGTGAGGGTAGCCGCGTGATCCAGTGGGGCTGGAACCCTGTTGGAGGTTCGAGAGGTTTTGATGCGCCCCTGACGCCAAACACCTTGGTGGCTCAGGGATATGTTGGTACAGTCACG